ACCGTGTGCGATTAAAATCCAATCGCCTACTTCATAGGGATCGTTATTTTCTGGACCTTTGGCATACACCTTGGCCCATCGCGGTTTTACTCCGTGTGCCTTACCATCATCTGACTGAATAATCAATCCGCCTGCTGTTTTCATTTCACCGAAATGCATATTACAAACAAGCACATCGGCATGGATTGGTCTAACTTTCCCTTTAATCATGTTTCACCTATTGACTTTTCTTTGCTCTGTCGACTACTTCTTCTTGAATTGCTCGAGGATTATCCTTGTAATAGTCCTTGAGAATCTCTTCTCTAGTTCTTACTACCTTTCCGCCAGCACCAATTTCGTCGCCTCGAGCATTTACTTTCATATTACCAACTGCTGGTAATGTTTCGTTGCGCAGGTTTAATTTTTCCATGTCAATTTCTTTACCGCGCATGCTTTTAATAGTTTTACCCATTGCTTTCTCCTTTAAAGAACTCGTTTAGTGGTATATCGTATTTAATAGAATCTATCTTGTGGACCCCTAATAAATGAAGAACATAACTCGCTACGCTAGATCCCCTACCTACACCCCAAACGATATTGTTTTTTCTAAGTGTATCTACTATATATTTCATTTGTTTTAGTAGCACAATTAAATTTCTTTTTTCGTATTCGACTAATTCAATTTGGACTCTATCCAATTCTTGCTGTGTTTTACAAAGATCCAGCACAAATTTCTTTATATCCATGTCCTTATAACTGGAAGGCATGAACCAATTATTTGGATTTACTTCTTTTTTTGGTTTAGGATAGTTAAGGAATTCCTTTTCCAGCCTGCCAAAATACTGATCTATGCCATCCGTGACAACACAGTGTTCCAGAATTTCTGGACCATGTTTTAGAATGCTTTTTGTAATTGTATCTATATTAGTCGACATTAATCAGTTGATCCAAATCCTTATCATCATTTGCTCTTAATTTCGAATCCATTGCTCTTCTACGAATTTCATCTCTATATATTGTAACAAATGTTTGGAGTTGTGTCAACAGTTGACCTTTGCCTAAACGTGCTGCTTGAGTATATTTTTTACTCAATTCGGATATTTTCTGAGTTAACTCAGTGTCAGTAAGGTCTTTGGGATCTTCCTGAAATGGATGAAACATTATGCAAACGCACCAATATAACGCATATAGATAACGTCTGCGTTGTGTCTCCATACTTCGATAAACACAGGATCTGTATTAGATGTTAGTGTTAGTACAGGAGAACCAGAAGCGTAACCTGGGAATCCGTTTGACTTAATTACAGTACCACCTGATGTTGTAAAAGATAAACTTCTTGATGATCCGTCGCTGTATAGTTCAAGAACTACCTTGCCCATTCCAATAGGAGTTGTTTCTGAAGTAAAAACAGGATCGCCTGGAAAATTTAAGAAGTCCATTGATAGGTTAGCACCCACTCTATAAATTTGGTACCCGCCATTTTGATAGTCAATAGTTGTTGGAGTTGCTGTTACTGCTCCACCATCAAATTTTTCAATTCTGTTATTTTGAAAGACTGCTCTTTGAATTTTGTTTAATTCAAAATCGTTATCTTCGTCTCTAAATGCTGCATTGGAGAGAACGTCAGTAATTTCGTCTTTAGCATTTCTTAAACTAGTCTTAATGGTATCCGAATTATCTCTAAATACCTGTGTATCATTATCCTGTCCTGCAACAGGAAAGTTTTCGTTAATGCTCAAATAGTTAATAAGACTTGTACTTGATCTAGCCACTTCTTTTTCTCCAATTAATTGTATTTGTATTTATCATATAATATATTAGCCCGGAACATTTTTCTGATTAAAAGGCTTCTGTTCCGTGGGTCTTGGTGATGATTCTGCGTGTTTTGTTACATTATTCTGAGGATAAGCAAGGTATTTGTCCTGTATTTCACCATCCACAATATCAATAATGTAACGATCTGCAACAAAATCGATGGTCTTGAAGTCAAACCCATTAGCACGTATATTGGCCATTATGCTTTCTGATCTTCCTGGTTTGGCATAGCACAGTACCATTGCTTTTGTGTAACCCAATTCATAGGTTGCTTGATCCTGCACACTGCGCATCCATTGCGGTAAAAATTCTCTATCTCTTTCGCCAATTTCTCTAATCTGCGATCTCATGTTCTTTACAGAATTAGGAAACACTCTTTGCACATCGCTATCACTGGCGTATGGAATATCACTGTCAACCGTGATATTATCAAAACTTATAAGCACCTTGCTGTTAATATTATCTCTTAATTCAACTGTACTAGAAATGCTCTTTCCATTCTTTTCGTACTCATCAACTAGTTCCACATAAATTACTTCGTAAATAGTTTCCTGTGTGACTGCATCTTTAGCCTTTGCAGATTTGACGCTACCAAAAGTAAATCTTTTGTTATAGTGGTTTTTGCTCATAGCCTGAACGAACTCAACAGCAGATTTGCTTTCTATTCCGGCAAATATGAGAGTCTTGATTTCTGTTTGTACACCGTAGTTTTCATCTCCGTATCTATAAATATCAGCCGGTGGAAATATAGTAACGTCAGTAATAAAATTAAACCAGTTCAATCGTTTTGCTTTTGATTGGAAAGCCTTGGCATATAGATTAGAAAATGTTTTTTCAGAGTCAGCAATAACAGTAACTTCAAAAGTTTTATCTAGTTCGGCAAAATTAGCACCATCTATAGCCCTAATGGTAAATGTAAATTTTTTATCATAACTAGTAACACCGTTATCGAATGTTATTGAATAGGATACTGATCCGGTTGATGAATCCGGACCGGCACTATCTCTATCAAAGAATCTGGTCAGTCCTACTTGATCAGCATCGGAAAATTGAATGACCTTTCCTTGAATGATACCATTGGATAAAAATTCTAATCCCGGAGGCAAACTTCCAGACATGAGTTTATAGGATAGACGTCCACCGTACAATAAACTTTTTGCTTCAACAGATAATTTACTAGGTTGATTTGGTTTAATGGTTCCAAGATTGCTAGGAGTGATCCATTCAACGGCACTATCAATCTCTCCGATAATGTCTATGCTAAATGTTCTGTCAGTGGTTCCAACGCCAAGATTCCAATAGTCCTCGGAACCGTCCTGTCCTGGTATCTTGTTTATATGTGTCTGAAGGCAAACATAAACAAATCCATCGTATCTTACTGCTTCGTTTATATTGTATATTCTTGTAGAACTCCAATCACCGACTAGTGTATAATCTTCTTCAGCAATTGATCTTGGAAAATTCACTGCCTTGATCGTAAATTTATATTGCTTTGTAACCGCTGCTTGATACGGAATCTTTCCTGCCAGTTCTCCAGTTGAAGTATCGAGAACGAGTCCTGGGGGAATCTCACTAACGGATCCGTCGTTATTGGTAGGCACGGTAAAGTAACTTATGGTTCCTGTCAATGTCGGAGGATCATATACATCTAAGAACAACGTTACATAATTGTTTGCTCTCCAGCGTCCTAGATATGGATCAGTTATCCAAATAGGAACTCTATTACTTGTATTATCTGCTTGGAATAGATTCGTGTCTACCTGTACAAGTGTGTTGTCTGCTTTTAAGAAATCTTCTGATATAACATAAATTTTAAAAATTCTGTTTACTGCATTGATACCATCAGTTATGGCAATACCAAAAGTATAGATTCTGCTTAATTTTTTTGGAACTATTCCCTGCTCACCGTAATCGTAATATTGGTTATCATAGAAGAAAGAGTCAAAACCTAGGCTATTATTTTTAGCAATGTCCAAAGGAACGGTATCAAATGAATGCGTGTCATACGCTCCTGTTACCGTTGTTGCATAATCAATTGCTGGAATTGGTTGTGTGAAACCTGAAATTCTTCCGGTCTTGGAAAGTGATAGTCCGTATGGCAATATTCCACTGTTAGGAACTAGATAATATTCGAGATTATCTCCGGCAATAACATCCGGATCCGTTGCCTCTAGTTGAAAATCTACCTGTGCATCGTCCAATACAAAGTATGCTTCTCCAGGACCAACATTAAGAAATCCTTCCTTGGTAATCCATTCAGGAATGTCAGCACCTTCAACAGCAAGTTTAAATGTTCTATCCTTTTCATCCTCACCGTCGTAGGCTCTTATCACGAATCTTGATTCTGTATATTTTGTAACTTCAGCAGGTGATCCCTTAATGACATTTCCCTGTAACAACATTCCTGCAGGTAAATTTCCTGCAATGACTGTATAGGTAATTGGGGTTGCCGTATCGGTAGTCGCCTCTAATACAATTGAAGTGATAATTCTTTCTTCAAGTGTTCCGAGGTCTCCTACTGGCGTTATCCACGTTATTGCCATTAAGTTAAAACCTCCTAGGTTAGACCGCCACAGTCTAAATCAATGTCCGATGTATATGTTAGTGTTCCGAAATCAATGTTGGAAGCCTGCATTGCTAACTGTAATGCATTGGCATAAGTTCCATTAATTGTTCCAAAGTCGTAGGTAGTAAGATATTCCGTAACTGGAATTATAGTTTTAAAGTTTACAGAACTGCCGCTTGCCGTTACTTCCAGATCCTTTATGCCAGTTTCTGATCCTGGCGCAGACACACCCTGCATGGTAATTTGTTCATAAGTGTCTGCTTCTACGGAACCGCTATCCGTATCAATTTGTATGAATGCATCTGCCTGTGTGCTGCTTATGTCAATGCTATTAGCACCTTCTTGGATTATTATTTTTGTTCCACCGACCAGTGACTTGAACTGTAGATCGTTGTTTACCTTTTGTTTGAATACTGCTGCACCGGTTCCTGTGTTGGAAGCAGTGATTGTAAGTCCTGCGTTAAGTTCAGCAAAGTTAGCATTAACCTTGAGGAACGCGGTTCTTAGATCATCACCAAGACCATCGTTTACCAAGTTTCCTACATTAATTGTTTGTAAATCTGCCATTTTGCTTTCCTATATACTATATTTACCTTACCATACTATTGCATTTGCTTGGAAGGTATTACCTATAGACGATCCTATCATACATCTATATCCGCCACCGTTTTTAGCATACAATGTCAATACTGTTGCACTTGTTGTTCCTGGAACAAACGCATATGAATATGTGATAGGAAACGTAGCATATGTGGTTGATTGATCGTCCATTAAAATTTGTGTTAGTTCACTATCAGTAACTGCTACTCCGTCTTGATATAATTGTAAATTTAGATTTGAGTCGCTTTCAGTATCTTTAGATACTGCATTAAAATTAAACGTAACAAAAACCGGAGCAGTGACTGAACTTGGAGTAACTGTAATTGTAAGTGCTGTTGCTGTATAACTAAAGGAAGTGGTAAGTTCTTGTTGTGATGCTATTATTTTATCGCTGATCACAGTCGGTGCTGGAGCACTCGTTAAGAATCCACTATCGTTTGTAAGTTCACTTGTTGCAGTAGGTATAGTAGGCGTTCCTGAAAGTACACTATATGGAATTGTTCCGTTAACACCATCTACAAGTAATGTTGAATTATCAGCAAAAACTGATCCTACTAAGTCACCATCTACAGGACCTGTATGTGTTCCTACTGTATTGTTGTTAAGTGTTCCACTTACTACTGAAGCAGGAATAATACCATTAATAGCATCTACAAGTAGAGTACTGTCATCTGCAAATATACTTCCTTTGGTGTCTTGTACCTGTGCAACAGTACCATCTTCGAGTACAGTTACTTTTCCATACAATTCTGTAAAGTTATCATTTACTTTACTAAACGCTGTGCGGATTGGATCTCCGTCTCCTTTGTTGGCACTTGATCCAATGTTTATAATTCTCTGTGCCATTACACTCTCCCTACCACTGCTTCAATTGTGCCATATCCGGGATCGTCTTTGACTTGTAATGCTTTACCAATCACTGTTCCAACTTTTGCGTTATTGTCTACTATTGCGTATCCTGGAATACTTGCTGAAACTAACAAGTCTCCTTTCTTAACAATACCTACAACATTTACAGGAACTCTACCCTGTAATGCAATCGCTGTAACAAAATCGCCCTCTGCACCTGCGTTCATCAAGTAACCAGGTTTTTCTGAAACAACACCTGCTACCCTTGTATCGCCTTTTAATTTAGTTACTGTTACTTCTTGTTCTCCGCCAAATATTAAAACACTACCTACTTCATATGTAGCATCTGCAAGATAGTTCTCAGCCAAGTCAGCGTATAATGCTGTGTTAGCCTGAGCACTTGTTGAAATAGCATAAACATTATTGTAACGTAATGTAGTGCTACCCAAGTCAACAACATCTGTTGTTCCTGGAACAACAGCACCATCAATAACAACTATCTGTGCTGTTCCTGCTGTTACAAGTGCTATCTGATCTGC